GTCAGAGAATGGCATTGCGTTCATCTTCTGTCTTAATTGGTTTGTGAAAACCAAAGTGATTTTCTGTCTACCAATTAAGTTAGTAATTTTACGCATTGCTTTGGAAATGATAATTGCTTTATCCGTAGCGTAACCATCTTTACCATAATCAGCTTCCATCTCCTTTTCAGTTGATGCTGCTGCTACTGAATCCACAACGATTGTTACATACTTATCCTTTGAGTTAGTTCTCACTTTCTCAATAATAGTTTCAGTATATTCAAAACATTGTTCAACAGTTTCAGCTGCTACATAAAGTAATTTGGTTGTATCTACTCCAATGGCTTCTAAGAATTCTCTACTTACGGCGTTTTCAGTATCAATCAACACAGCTATACCACCTAACTTTTGAGTTTCGGCAAGTAAGTGTGCTGAAAGTAATGATTTACCACTTTGTTCCAATCCTGTCACTTCGGTAATTCTACCAACAGGCAAACCACCATACGGGCGATTTGAGATAGCCACATCTAACATTGATGCTCCGGTTGAAATCCATCCCTCTACATTTGTGGGAGCTTCATCCGAGTCCAAAAAGAATGCTACCTTTTGGTCTTTTGATTGTTTGTTAAGGGACTCCGCTAGCACTTCTGCTAAGTCCACTTCCTTAGTTGCTTTAGCCATATATTAACTTATTATTTTATGAATTGAAAAGGTCATCAAATGCTGCTGCTACATCATCTAATTTCTTAGCTGGTGCTGCTGCCGGCTTTGATGGAGTTGTATCGAAAGGTGCTTCGTCATCATCGTTAGCAGTTGATGAAAGAGTTTCAGCTGATACTGATTTTTCATCTTCTGATGTTGCTGATGGGTTTAACCAACCTTCTAATACATTTTTCAATTCTGCATAAGTTAATTCTGAATAAAGTTCAGTAATTTCTTTTTGAGAATTTAAGTACTTGTCCGTTTCTTCTTTAGATGTTGCTAAAGGAGTTTCTTTTGGTTTAACACGGATTGTTGTTACAGGGTAAGAAGTACCACTGTCTTCTGCTGATACTACTTCAACGGTAATATCTCTACCTTCATTTGGGTCAGTAATATCACCATAATCAGGATCTGCCATATAACCAAGAATCTCTTGATATACAGTTTTTCCAAAGCCCCAAAAACGAACACCTTCACCTTCTTCACCTCTTACCAATACTGGTACGAAAGTTCTAAGTTTCGGCTCCATCTTTTTTGCTGCTTTCCAATCTTCCTTATCACCCATTCTTTTAAGTTTGTCAGCAAACTCAACAATTGGGTCAGGTCTGCCAAAACTCATCGGAGATAAGTAAGTTTTGTTGTTAATGTTGTAGTGAAAATAAAGTTCAATAAAAGGATTTTCTTTATTGAATTTGTACGGCACCAATCTGATTGTGTGTTTGCCTGGTGCTGGCTTCCAAAGTTCTACTGTGGTTCTTTGGGTGTTCTGCAGTTTGTTAAGTCTGCTCTTAATCGCGTCTAAATTAATAGCCATTTTCTTTTAAATTTTAAGAGTTTAAGGTTTAAAACGTTTATGTTTTAAGGTTGGATTATAGTGTCTTTCCTACACTTCCGTTACATTAATAAATATAAAGGAGATACAAATATACAACAAATTCCTGATATTTCCAAATCTTTTTTTGAGTATATTTTTGTCCTCATAATTTGTAACAAATATACGAAAAATATGTTACAAAACCAAATAAAAAAGGGAGTTTTTATACTCCCTTTTGTTTTATGCTAATAAATGATAATATTCTTTAAAGTGTTTAATTCTATCAGGCAATCCGATAGTTCCACCATTTACTCTTTTTGTGATTTTAGTTACAACCACATCACTTGCACCTTCATCAGCCATCTTATGCAATCCGTTTTTAGAGAAGAACCAAGCTGCTGATAATAAAGCGTATTGAGATGCTACCTTATCAGGATTAGCTGTCATATCTTCACCAATTGATTTACCAAATGCAGTATAGTTATCTTTACCCGTTAATTGGATATAACCACGGCCTCTGAATTTGTAGCCTTCACCACTTGCTTCAGTCCCATTACCCATACGGTTTGCATATACTTTAGATGCAATCTTTTGTGGGTTTCTTTGATAAGCGTTTGCAATCGCTTCGGTTGGGAAATACTTTTTGAATATACCCATTAAACCTTTAGCTGAATAGTTTAAGTTTTCTTGTGTTGCTCTAAATCCACCACTCTCATGTCCACATTGTGCTAAGAAATGTGCTAATCTTAATGGAGTATTAATTTGGAACTTAGCCGCCGTATCAGGAATCATAGCGATTACTGCATCAGGAATGTGTCCTTTTAATTTATCCAATTTTAATCCACCTACTGGTGCTATTGTTTGAACTGGTGGCGCTGGTAAAGGTTCTCCTTCTCCCATAATTTTTGCCCAAGTTCCTGGTCCTACTATACCATCGGCAACCAAACCATGCTTAGCTTGGAATTCTTTTACTGCCGCTTCGGTTTTAGGTCCAAAGTTAGTTACTGCTGGAGAAATTCCTAACTTCTCCTGCATTAATTTTACGTTTTCGTTATTATCACCTTTTTTTAATAACATAGTTTTAATATTTTTTAATTTCTTTGTACATTATAACTTGTTTAGGTTTCATAACTATTTCATTCCATAGAGATGTCTTATTATCTCTACAATCTTCTACATTTCTGCAAAGATTACTTTCGTTACCAGGGTATGATAATCTGAACATATTAACTGCTTTATTACCCTTATCAGTTGCGAATGTTTTTGCATCTGATTTGAATGCAGCTACCAATGTTCCGCTTAATTTTACCAATATATTACTTTCCGGTCTGAAAAACTCTTTAGCCTGTGTTGTAAATCCAGATATTGAAAATCCGTATCCATTTTGTACACTATCTATTAAGTTAATCAATCCTTCTTTAGATGTCCAATGTAATACAGTCACTTCTTCATCAACAGTACCATAAGTATCCATTGTGAATTCTTTATTTAATAAAAGATATGGTTCTATTGCTCCTCTAGAGTAGAAAAAAGCAATCTTATCATTATCTATATTAACTATATAATCTTTATAATCTTTTTTTAATGACCAAACTCTATGATTTACAAAGTCTTCTATAAAATCCAATACTTTCTTTCTTGTTAAATCAGGAAATTGCTCAGTTTCAATAAATAATTGATATGAGAAGTATTTGTTAATTAAATCTATAAGTTTTGGGCTATAATCAATCGTACCACCCCTAGTATCAAATCCATCTTTTTCTAAGGCAAGGAATTCATTACAAATGGTTTCCCATTCGGATATTGTGTGAAATGAGCTTTCTGGTTTAAAATATCCTCTAACCTTATACATAGTAATTATAAATATTACTGCTCTTTATTTTCACCCTCACCGAAATCAATTACTTCAAAAACTCTTGTCTGAATCTTTTTTGTACCTTCGGCATTTGTTAATATGATTGAATTTTTGAATTTTTGCCAATTGATGACAAATGATGTATCCAACACACCACCATTTTCTTCTTTAACTAATTCGTTAAGAGCATTAATAGTGTATAATGTATTAGATTCTTTCTTTCTGTGTATTAAAATTGTATTTTCCAACGGAGTTTCAGGTTGGAAAGCTGTATCAATGTTGTACGTGATGAATAATTCATCTAAATTCCCCTTATTTTGAAGAATATAAATGTAATTATAAACGATGTGATAAATTTCTCTAATTTGTTGTAGAGTGTTGTGTAACTCACCTTTCGTTGTAAACGTACATAGTAACTGTGTTTTCATCCGCTTTTCCTTTTCTTTTATATCATCTATAAATATGAAAAAACGGATGAAAGGGTATTTTTACTTAATTTCCGTATATGTTCTTATTAGCAAGTTCAAGTATTTTAGCAAATCGTTTATCAAGCTGCATTTCAAACTTAATTTGTCCACCATATCCAACACCATCTTCTCTTGCTACAATAGTTGCAATAGGAATAACTCTACCCTTTTTACCAGCTTTATATGCTAAGTAAGGTGGTTCTTCATTTGTTACTGCAAATAAACCTTGCTTAATTTCTTCAAAGTTGGATGTTTCAAATATATTCTTCAATACTGCTCTATCTAATGAGTTAGGTCCAATTGCCATAGATTCTTCGCCCTCACCAACTGCTTTTAATGGAAATTCCTCTCTAATAGCACCCAACATACCTTGCTTTAATTTAGGATTAGTGCCCAATGCTGTAATTACTGCTTTTTGATGAGTTTTATGAGTATCTTGTACACCCTGTAAATACTTTAACGCACCTTTATCACCTTTCTTAGCTGCTGCAGTTATTGCTGATAGGACAACTTTATTTATATCTCTAGAACCCTTTCCAGCTTTCAATTTATCTAAAGCTTGTTCTAATGTTATTTTTTTAGCCTTTACTATTGATTGAAATTCTGAATCTTTTGCTACCAAACTTTGTAATTTTTTCATATTCTTTGAACCAAAATCAT